TGCTGAAAATGATGATAACCGGGTGGTGATGCCGCTTTTTAAGTGGTATGATCGTCAGAAGTTCATGGATGGGCTTACGGGCCGGAAATTCGGCTGGCACAGCCGCTTCCCAACGCCTGGCATGATCTACTATGCCCGTGCCTGGTGGATGGGGCTTTTCAAGGATGGCGGATGGATGGATGTGAGCGCCAATGTGCCGAAGATTGTGGCAGCAATGCAGACGAATCAGATCAGTCTGAAGTACATCATCAACTACCCTGAATCGTATTTCACATTCCGCTATCCAGATTGGCACACTTATGACCAAGACGAGCGGAAAAAGAAGATCGGAGAGAAGCAGGAGGATATAAATGCCTATTTGGCTGGCCCAGAAAACGTAGGGAAGTCGCTGATGACTATTTTCCGTGAAAATGAGGTGACAGGCGCACCAATGGGTAAGCCTGAGATCATTGCCATAGACGACAAGGCCAAAAGCGGCACCTGGGTACCTGACACCAGCTTTGCGGACTCGCAGATCGTGCAGGGCATGGGCTTAGACCCTAGCCAAATGGGCGGCATGAGCGATGGCGGGAAAATGGGGTCTGGATCCGGATCAGATAAGATGCAGAGCTACAACCAGCATATCCTGCTGAATACGCCGGATCAACGATTGGTGCTGCAGCCCCTCAACTACATAAGCAAATACAATGGATGGGGATTGACAGCGGCGGTGAAGCATACGACGCTGACAACCCAAAATGAAAGCCGCTCAGGGATTTCCACGGCGGCTCCGACTGATACTCCTGCTTAATCCGCCCCCCATGGAGAAAGCCTATGAACATCGAATTTATAATCCAGGCGCTGACGGCCTTTTTGGGCGGTGGCGGGCTTAGTTGGTTGTTTTTCTCGCGTTTGCGGCTTCGCCGTGAAGGTGGAAAACTGCGTAAGGAGGAGTTTGATGCGGTCAGCGAGATTGTTAAGCAGGCGATGAGCGACCTTCAGCAACTCTCAAAGCGCATCGCGGAATTAGAGGATGAGAAAATGAAGATTTTGGAGGAGATGAGCAAAATCAGGCAGGAGAATGAAAAACTTAACGCTACAATCAGGCGAATGATCAGGAAAGATAATCCGCAATTATGACAGAACTGACGCTTCAAAACCTGCGACAGCAGGCACACGAAATAAGCCAACGTGCAAGATTGCTCCTAAACAAAACGGAGGTGATTTTGCATGATCTACGGATGTATAATCACCCGCCAAAGCGGGTAAAAAAACGCGCACATCATGGCCGCAGAATTATTCAGCACGTTCGCTGATTTCAAGAATTATGTTGGTGGGCGGGTAAATACCAGCCTTGAATTGGATAGCCTTGCGCCAACCATCTGGGAAACGGCGCGGCGGCATGTTGTGCCCAATCTTTCACAGACTGAATATGATGCGCTTGTAGCAGCAGCGGATGGAGAGCCAACTACTGCTCAGAAGGCTTTGCTGCCATTCGTGAAGCGGGCAGTAGCGGTGCTTACAATGTATGAATACAGTAAGGTGGCGGGTATTGAGATGAGTGATTCAGGCTTTCATCGCAGAGAAACCGAAAACCTAAAGTCGGCCTTTCGTTTTGGGTTGTCAGCGTCGTATGCTTCACCGCCGCTGTCAATCCCCACTTATTGTATTTGCTTATGTAGTTGAGGGGTTGCAGCACCAAACGTTGGTCAGGCGTATTCAGCAGGATATGCTGGTTATAGCTCTGCATCTTATCTGATCCCGATCCAGAACCCATTTTTCCGCCATCGCTCATTAAGCCTATCTGGCTCGGGTCTAAGCCCATGCCCTGGATGATCTGCGAGTCCGCAAAGTTCGAATCAGGAACCCATGTGCCGCTTTTGGCCTTGTCATCTATGGCGATGATCTCGGGTTTACCCATTGGCACGCCTGTTACCTCGTTTTCACGGAAAATAGTCATCAGCGACTTCCCTACGTTCTCAGGGCCAGTCAAATAAGCATTTATATCAGCCTGCTTCTCCGCGATCTTCTTTTGCCGCTCCGCTTGGTCGTAACTATGCCAATCAGGATAGCGAAACAGGAAGTACGATTCCGGGTAGTTGATGATGTACTTCAGGCTGATCTGATTCGTCTGCATTGCTGCCACGATCTTCGGAACGTTGGCGCTCACATCCATCCATCCGCCATCCTTGAAAAGCCCCATCCACCAGGAACGGGCATAATAGATCATACCCGGCGTTGGAAAGCGGCTATGCCAGCCGAATTTCCGGCCCGTGAGGCCGTCCACAAACCGTTGTTTGTCATACCACTTGAAAAGCGGCATCACCACCCGGTTATCATCATTTTCAGCAGTAGAGAAAGGAAAGTGATAGGAGTAATTCAGCCAATTCACCTCATTGCGCCCATTCGCCTTGCTCAGGCGAGCATGTTCGGCGCTGATATGGTACAGCCCCGTTATCTTGCTTTTGTCATTGCTCAAAATGAGCTCAGAGAAGCAATTGAAAGGCAGACAAAAGTCTGCACACTGCGCATTGAACCACTCATCCTCCACGCGATTCTCCTCCATAAAATCTTCCACTTCGGGCAAGAATTGCGGCTCAGCCTGATGGCCGACCCGCTTGTATTCATCCGTTTTATACCACACAATGCCCTCGCCTTGCATGAGGTTAATCTTCTTGGCAATTGCCGCACCGGCAATCGGCACCAATTCCATTTTCTGCCGCATCGAGGTCGGCAAAAGGTTATTGTCGCCCCAATAAGCCCATCTTGTGCCATTGTCAGCCCAAATAGGCACGGCTGGAGCAGTCTTGTTGGCATTTTTGGGATTGATCGCAGATTTGCCACTGTATGCCCCGTCGTGGATGGCCATCACCTCTTTTCCCGCCTGAATGACGTGAAACGTTATCTTCTCATCGTTTGCAGGTAAATGGCTCATGCAGTAGTTGTTTGCCCGTTGAACTCAATAATGAGCGCCGGGTGAATCTTGTGAATGCTCTCCGTTTCAAGGCCGTCCATCACAACCCGGATATTCCGCGTGTAATGCTGCTCATGCTGAGGGTTTCGTTTACCGATATCATTGCCTCCCATCAGGCTCTTTTCCAGATCAGTTGGTTCGCGCTCGGCTTTACCCGCCGTAGCCTTGGCGGAGGAGGGCCCATCGCCCCACACCAGCACCGCACAATCAACCTCCAGCACCTTGCCACGCTTCTCCTGGCGCCGCTGGTCATACTGCACCACTTTCAGGCTGAACTGTGCGCCCGAATGCATGATCTCCAGACATTCCTTGATAGATATCATAGCGCAAAAATGCCTGCACATGCGCCCAATGTAAAGGACGGCTACCGCCGCTTCCTTTTTACCTCATCTGCTTGCCGATTCGCTTCTACGGCCTCATCCGCCTTCATGCTGAGGTAAGTCAGCACATTCGAATAGTGCTGATCACTCACCTCTCCAAGTGCGCCCATTGGACCCTGTTCAGCTACGCTCAGCAATACGCCGCCCCATCCATAATCAGCGCCGGCGCGCCCTCCATCGCCTGATTTTTTGAAGACCTTTGGATAAGCATCCACAATACCCTGACGGCAGCCAGCAAACCAGAATACCAGCACCCGCTGCACCAGAACTGGAAGCGTCCTAACCAAAGCCATCCGCTCCTCGATCTTGGACTCGTAGCCACGAACTTTTTGTCGCCGGTCGCCACCCCAACCGCTTTCCCGCTCCTGAATGGTTTCCGGGCGACTTGGGCGGTACATCAGCGCAATCAATTCATGCGCATATTTCTCCTCGTTCGTTCTCAAATACGCCTCGAAATACGAGAACGCCATACCCATCTCGTAGATCGTCACATTGTCCAATCCGTTGGCAGGGGCGTAGTAATGGCGTTTGGCCTGTTTCTTTGTTTTGCCCGGACCAGTCAATATTGGCCATGGGTTATCGGTAAGGTTGAGTTTAGAGGAATACGAGGTGCCTCCTTCCTCCTTCTGCTCGATCTCAAATAAACCTGCCAGCGCATGGTGCAGCACCTGCCGCAGCTCATCCAGAAAGGCCAATTCCCCGCCTTCAGGGTCTTTCTGGATACGTTCATTCTCCCACATCACCATGAATGACCCATCCACATTTAGCAGGTGCTGGAGCATCCCGATGAGTTTCACAGACGTGAATGCGGTGGAGGTGAATTCGTCTCCTGGAGACGTGAACAGTGTTTCGTAAAAAAGCAGGAGCGTCCGAGTATCCAGGTCATTCCAACTCCCTGGCACCTTAATCGTTCGGTTATGCTTGCCAATTTTGATCGTGATGTCGTTGTTGTTGTCCATTATTGTATTATCGCTTTGATTTTAGCAGAAACCAACCCGGAAAGGTTGGTCGTTGTGTCTCGAAACTCTACCGACTTCAGCACCGCTATCACCACACCTTCCCGGTGGTAAAAACGCACCCTTGCATTCTCCCACTTGCGCAGCCGGTACAACTCTCCTATGGGCAATACGGCGTCAATGGATAAGTCTCGTTTATCTGCATACAGCAGGGTATCGCCGAAATTTTGCTCCACAAGCCCCAAATCGCCACTCAGCGCCAATGATAGCCCACCTATAACGGTCGCCCCATCAGAGCCAAATTCGTCGTGTGTCGCATAAGGGTAGGACGCTCCCAGCGAAGACGTGCCTGTGCCCCTGTAAAACAAGAGGCATAGTCCCATACTATTTTGCCCTCCTCCGAAGATCACAGAAATGCCCTTGCGTCGGGTGATAGGGCTGCGCCCTACACCGAAGCCGGAGGCCAAAACACCGGCGATATAAAGCGAGTTGAACGGCATCTCCTGCCTGCGCTCTGCTGGAGCCAGATCGTATGCTGCCAATTGTGCCGGGTTTATATACCCCTCTGCGCCGTCAGTAGGGTAAAGCAGGTGAATCCCTTCAGCCTTTGGCAATGCCACGTCATAAGATTTTGGCTGCACGTATGGAGACCAATCCTCCGGCTTCTTATTCACCCTGTCCAGCACCTTCGTAAACACCATACCTCCCTGCTCATCGTCAGTCCGGAAATTTCGCCCGGGTCCAA